GAGTTAGTAATGCAGTTTTTGATACAAATTTAGGAGTTGTCAAGCCAACTAGAGTTTTACAAAATATCAGAATTAAGAAGCCAAGTATTCCAAAGAAATACATAACTTTTGAATAAATAATTTTAGGCATTTAAGCATAGTTATAAATATTTTTATCTTACTAATATTTATAATGGATAGTATTGTGTTTGAAGAAACCGTAAATACTGAGGTCTCCTCTAGTGAATTTGTCGATAAACAATGGTTGTACGTCAATGATAACAACAACGGCTCATACAGCTCCCAAGTCGTTTTGGATACAACCCCACTTTGCAATTCTGGAGCTTACATCAACTGGAGTGAAGCATTTATTTTAATGCCTTTAGTTCTCCAATTCGAGAGTGCTGCTATTGGAACAATTTCTGCAACCTCTGCCGCTGATTGTCTAGGAGCTTTGAAGTCAGGTTATTGGAATTTAATTCATTCTTTAACCTGTGAATTTAATAATGGAAATATCATCCAACAGGTCCCTTTTCTCAACGTATTCTGTTCTTTCAAGAATATCACATCATGGTCTCAAAATGATTTGACTGATTGGGGAGCTGTTACTGGTTTTATGCCCGATACGGCAAGAAGTTGGGCTTACCTTGCTGCTGCCCCTTCTAACGCCTCTGTTTTGGCTGCTTCTGGTTCTGGACTTACTAACAACCGAGATGCCCCTTATGTATCTATTGCTATTATTGTTGGTTCTAACTTTTTTGCCCCAACTACCGCATCTATTGCTACTTACAATACTTCTACTAGAGCAACTCAATCATCTGCTGATGTAAGACAGGCTTGGAATGATGGTTTGTTTGCTAGAGAGAGAATGATTAACTACGACCCTGTATTATCTGCTTCTAATTCTAATAGCACTAACCAAGGTGCTTTAATGGATGCTGCCAATTGCTTACAAGTATTTAGAACTTTTGCTAACGCTGCTACTGCAAATGCTCGTTGGTTTGCTATCGACGCTGTTATTCGCCTTAAAGATGTCGCTGATTTTTTCAACAAGGTCCCTATGCTTAAAGGGTCGACTATGCGCATCTACTTGAATACCAACCAGTGCTATTTCCAAGTTACTCAAACTGCTGGAACTTATGCTGCTGCTACTGGCGCTATTAATGCTCAACCTATTTTATCATTGACTGCCTCTCCAGTTGTTCTTGGTGGTGGTGGAACTTGCCCTGTTATGTATTCATCTTGCGGTCTCGGTCAAGGTGCTTCAGTTCTTACTCCTCTACAAAGCGATGGAGCAGCTGCTGCCACTGCTGTTGTCAATGTTGCCCTATCAATTGTCAGAACTCAATTCAGTCAAATGGCTAATGTTTTCGCTTGTCCTATTACTTCAGTTCGTTTGTATGCTCCTGCATATACTATGTCGCCATTGGCAGAACAAAGACTGTTATCACTCACTCCTACCAAGCGAGTTGTTTACAATGATATTTTCCAATATTCATTCCCTAATCAAGCACCAAATCAAACTTTCAATATTCTTGTAACTAACGGTATTCCTAATATCCGTTCAGTATTGGTTATGCCTTTGCTTCCATCTGCTTCTAACGGAACTGCTGCTGCTGGAGGTGTTAGAACTTCAAGTATTCTTTCTCCATTTGCATCAACTCCATCATCTCCTGACCCAATTATTATCCAGAACTTCCAAATCCAAATTTCTGGTAAAAACTTATTCATCAATCAACAACAATACGATTTTGAAACTTTCGTAGAACAACTTGTTTCTAGTAACCAAATAAATGGTAGCTTGACAACTTCTCTTGCATCAGGATTGGTATCTAAACAAGATTTCCAAAGTCTTTACAGATACTATTACGGTAATGCATCTCGTTCTCTACCAAGCGAGGAAGGTGTTGCTAAGGCAGTTCAAATTCAAGGAACTATTCAATCTCCCGTTGCTTGTGACCTAATTGTGTATGTGGAATTTGAGCGCGAGCTGACAATAGATTTGCGTACAGGTGCGCGTATTCAATAAATGTTAGATGAAGAAAAGTTGTAAATTATTAAATTTTTCTGACTAATAAAAGTGCTTAAAACAATATGTTTCGAGAGACTTTAGGAACCATTATAAATATTTTTTTCTAATTAATATCTATAATGGAATATGGTATTCATGTCAGTCCTGCGCAATTGCGCAAATTGAAAAGTGGTGGAGCAGTCACTTTAAGCAAAAAACATTTTGATGATAATGCTCCGCATAGAATTCGAGTTATGCCAAATACTTCTCGCAGAATTAATACTGCAATGAGAAAAGATAAGGGAGTTCGAGTTGCTTTGAAACCGGAAGAAGATATATTTGTTATGACAGAAGAAGAAGGACCCGTATCAATGAAAGAAGGAGGTTCAACTTACGCTCAGCGTTTAGCAAGAAGAACAAGAAATACATTTAAGCCTCTTGAAAAAGCAGTTAATGTCGCAGGTGAAGAATTAGCAAAGACAGGTGATGTTATCAAACGAGGATTTAAGAAAGAAATTATTGACAGTGGCGTTGGTAAAGAAATAGCAAAAAATTTAATTAAAGTAGGAACGGAAGTTGCGTTACCTGCTGCTTTAGGTGCTGCCTCTATGTTAGCAGGTGACCCAACTGGATTATCAGGTGCAACAGCTGCCAATATTGCTGGTAGATATATCAACAGAGCTGCCGCCAAGGCTGGATACGGAGCAAAAATGGGTGGTTCAACTTATGCTCAGCGTTTAGCAAGACGAACAAAAAATACTTTCAAAGGAATAGCAAGTAATCCTGCTGTAAAAGAATTAGGAAAGCAATTATTGAAAGAAGGTGCAAAGGCTGCCGGTGATGCTATTTCAGCTTATACTGGAAATCCTGCTGCTGGAGCTGCATTAGAAAAGATAGCTGTTACTGGTGGAGATAAGCTTATTGAAACTGGAAAAGTTAGCAAAGCAATTAAGGCTTCAAAGAAATCGGCAAAAAGAGTAGCTGCTGAAATTGTTGATGACTATGTCGACAAGAATTTGACAGGCGTCGAAAAAGAAGTAGCCCAAAAAGCGTTAGCAGGTAAATATCCTAATGCTAAAGATTTAGTTTATGATTATGGTAAATCTAAATTAGAAACTATGCCAGTTCCTGATGTATTTGGTGGTTATGGTATTCCTCGCAGAACAAGAGCAGGTTTACGTATGGGTAAAGGTATGGCTCATTTAACTCCTGCTTATTCTCAAGCAATGCGTTCAGTTACTGTTGGTGCTGGTATCAGTGGTTTCAGAGTTGCAGATGATAGAGTTGTTACTCCTGCAACTGCTCCATCTGATATAATTCAACTTGGTAGTCCTTACCAGCGTATCAACAGTCCTGCTATGTCTCCTTTCATTTCTGCCAGTCCTCAGTTGGCTGGTTTCAAGGTAGGTGGCTCATTCTTACCTGCTGGTCGTATGGGCGGGTCATTTGTTCCTGCTGGATAATGGAATATCTGGTATATAATTAAGCGAAAATTAAGATTTTATACACTTTTTAATGTATATAATCTAAAAGTTAAGCATTAACTTTCATATTATTATATAAAAACTATATATAATGATGAATTAAAAATTTTTAATTCATTTAAATATATCAAAATACTATTATTATTCAAATATTAAGCTTAATAATTGATTAAATACAATAAAAAAGTGTATAAAATCTTAACTTTCAGTTAAAGAATGCAACATTTTTAATACTAATATTAATATTTAAGTATATTAAGCAAATAATAATGTTGCTTAATTATATATGGACGATATTAAAAAATACGTTTCTGAAAAACGACCTCAGTTGAGCAAATCATCTGTAACTACTTATTCATCTATTCTTAAAAACTTATATTCTAAAATATGGGGAGCTGGTTCTGTTAATTTTGATAAGTTTGACGATACTGATAAGGTATTAGAATTTTTAAAGGATATTCCGCCAAATAGACGCAAAACTATTTTATCAAGTTTAGTCATTATCACTGATAAGAAACCTTATAGAGAATTGATGATGAATGATGTTAAGGATTATAATTCTGAAATTCAAAAACAAGAGAAGACTGATACTCAAGAAGAAAATTGGGTAAGTACAAATGATATCAAACAAATTTATGATAACCTTAAAACAAATGCTGAATTATTATATAAGAAAAAGAGCCTCACATCTTCTGATTTGCAAGAAATACAAAATTATATTATTGTTTCTGTTTTAGGTGGTATATATATTCCTCCAAGACGTTCTAAGGATTATGTAGATTTCAAAATAAAAAATATTAATAAAGAAAAAGATAATTATCTAGATAAGAGTAAGATGTATTTCAATTCATATAAGACTGCAAAAACTTATGGACAACAAGTTATAGAAATGCCTACTGAATTAAAAAAAATTCTTACGAAATGGATTAAAGTTAATCCTACTGAATATTTATTATTTGATACAAATGGTAATCAATTATCATCCGTAAAATTGAACCAAAGATTAAATAAAATATTTGGAATGAAAGCTGGTGTCAATGCTCTCAGACATTCATTTTTAACAGATAAATATAAAAAGACAAGTGAAGAAAGCAAAGCATTAGCTAAAGATATGACTGCAATGGGTTCAAGTAAAAACATGGCTGACACTTACATTAAATTGGATTAGATATATTTGAATTTCAAGTATTTAATAATGGATTAAATTTAAATATCAATTCTTGTTTTGATATTGATTTAGGACCTACTGTATTATCACAATCATAAGTGATTGAGGATAATTTATTTATATTATCATCTACAGATTTCCCATTTTTAAATTTTATAAAATAATGTGATTGAATACTTTTTCCATCAATTTGTTTATATATTGTTCCAGCATTTACTCCAATACGGCGAAATGATATATCTGGATTTTCTGTATTTTTTACGAATGTGAAATTTATAGGTTCTAGTTTTTCTTTCATATCTCGGTTAGTTGTTTTCTTTTCCCATATTTGGAAAATGCAAGGAACATCATATTCTATTCCATTTACTAAAAATGATTTATAAGGCAAATCTATTTCAAATGTCAGATGAAATTTCAATGGAAATATTTTTTTTAAACTATCCTTCTTAAAACTTTTAGGTAATATAAATGAAATGGTATCGCAAAATTCGCAAGATTTTTTTATGAATTTCATAGCTAATGACGATTGGCGACCAAATGGTGGATTACCAACTATGTGTATTTTATTAAATTCATTTTTGACAATATTATAATCATATGATAAATAATCTTGTTTTATTATCTCATCATTTTCAGGTTCTAAATCATAAAATCTAAAATTGTTTGTGATTGATTTTATACCTGCAATAAAAGACCCATTTCCTGCGCTTGGTTCTATAATCAAATCATCAGATGATATTTGTATATATTTTTTAATGAAATTTAAACATAATTCAACAGTGATATCCTTTGTATAATATTTATCGATAATATTGCGATTTAATCCTTTTATTTGTTTAGATTGCATATTAGCTATATGTTATCAATTGATTATTTTATAATCCATTTCAATTTTTTTTTAAATAAAAAAAAAATCAAAAAAAAAATTGATTAATTAAGTTACAAAACAAATCTACCAACTAATTAATTCATTCGTCTTCAATTGGAATAATAATTCCAATCTCAGGCTCAACGTCAGGTTCAAAACAACTATCAATATCCATCACTTTGTCATATAGACCTTTCAATAAATTCATTACAGATAAATATATTCGTTCTTTTTCATCTATTACATAAGCATCAGTATATTCTAACAACTTTGTAATCATATTAATAAGCCTTTCCTTCGTTTTTTCAAATAAACTATCAAGAGCAGAGTTATTCTTGTCATTTTCCTTTTTTATTTTTGTCAAATACAAAACCTTTTCAGTTTTCAAAACTTCCATTAAACCGTCATCAATAGTTTTAAGTATCGGATTATTGAGGTTTTTATAAATACGTTTGCTATGAGCTTCCATAGTCAATTCAATACATTCTAATTTATGATTAAGACAAATGATGCACATTGTTACGACTTAGGTTACAACTTTATTCTTATACTTATACAATTTTACTATCATAAAAAATTCATTTCAATTTTTTTTTTAAATAAAAAAAAATCAAAAAAAAATTGATTAATTAAGTTACAAAATGATATCAGTTGAACTTTATTTTTTTAGGTATTAAAATTTTTTTTCATAAAAACCTGCTGTAACACAATCTATCCATTCAATATGGTAATTATATTCATCACAAAGTTTGCAAATCTCATTTGAAATATTACATCCATAATGGAGATGGCACTTATAACAATTATCCCAACATCTTGTTTTTTCATCATACACATTACAAGAGAACTCACTAAATATTACAATATCTGCTTTTGTCCAAGGCATATTTTTATCAAAGTTATTGGTTATATTATATCCAAAGCGTCTTTCACTTAACAATAAATTTGTTAGTTTAGTAATGAATTCCATTTTTTCGTTAGTAATTTCAATTAATTTTGCATTAACTTTTTTAGATTTTTTTTTTTGTATTATCTTAATAGTGTCATTGTTTTCAATGACATCTTGGTTTAATTCTAATCGTGACATTGTTGCTTTTACGTTGTTATAATTATACTTATTGACTATTAATATTAATCCATTTCAATTTTTTTTTTAAATAAAATATAATGATATTCTATTTTATATATAATTAGTTCATTTTAGCAGAAATAATTATATTATCTATATATATATGTCTGAACTTGCTGAAACGAAGCAAACCGATATGGATAAAGAATTACTTGAAAAAGCAAATGCTAAGAAGGTACATTTTACATCTGAAATGATTAAATATAGAGAGATATGGTTACAAGATGAAACAAATGATTATCCATTTTTCTTATATATAGCCAGTATAATGAATTTTGCAGAATATCATAATGGAGGGTGTCTTACTGAATTGGGTATGAAATCTTTAGAGCTTGATATATCTCCGTATATTAGACAGATACAAAATGGGGACCCAAAATTGCCTCAAAAAGATTTGGTAAGATTTTTATTGAATTTGGTGAATTCGTATGCGATATCTATATTGACGAAGGGATTAATTGAATTTTCAAATGAAGACCCAGATAAATTTTTTGAAGCAAATACATTCCTTCCAGTTGTTAGAGAAGACTTCGAAAAACTTGGCTCTAAAGCAGAAATTGTCATCCCAAAACTTAAAGCAGTGTTAGATGCATATACTCCTTCTCTAGATGGTAAATACAAGCGTATCTTTTTAGAGGAAAAAACAAAAGGGTTCTTTAAGCAAATTTTTGACCCTAATGCAGTCAAGATTAAATCCAACAAGTTTCCAAGTAATCTAGAAAATGCTAAGGAGTGTAAATAAAACTATCTAAGAATTCGAGTAATTTTGGATAATCGTTATAATATGGTATACCTTTTCTTGTAAGTTTGCCTTTATAACAGCCATTTTCAGATGCTCTTATTTTCTCTCTAATTCTTTTTTTTTGTTTCCAATATAGTTTCGTATCATTATAATTATCAGGTTTGTAATATTTGTATTTATTACCATTTATCATTATATTTTCTATTGACATTATTTAATGTAAAGTCTATTCTTTATATTAAAATATTTAGTATATATTTACAAAGAAATAAATTTTTTTCCAGCATTTGCACCTAATTCGCTATCATTATATTTAATTGCTAATAATTTTTGGTCTGCAAATTCACTTTCATCTATAACACCAGCTCCACATTTTTTCATTTTTGATTTAACACCATGTCCATATTTTCTTGCACGAGGTCCTAATTTTCCAGACATTAAAGCATTTGCTTGACTTTCACTCATAATTTTTTTACTATCTTTTCTTTTGTCTTCAGTCTTTGTTATATGTCTAGCATACGGAGTAATTTGAGAACCTCTTGCTACATTTCTAAAAATATCTTCTGGTTTGATAGTAATAATTTCTGGTTCACTTGGAACGACATCAACAAATTCTTCTGGAGATACAGCCGAAGATTTTGAAGAGCCTAGACCTGAACCTTTTTTATATTCTTCTCTGCATTTACAATCTCTTAAAGCATCTCTGTAAGACATTTTATGTTTAGAAGCATATTCTTTAACATGTTGTATCCATTTATTTTCCATCTTATCATTAGTAGAGATATTTTTTTCTAAACCATCGCCTTTTTTCTTGTCTTTTTTATCAGCTTTGTCGATACCTTTACTTGCATTTAGAGGAACTCCTGCATCTACCATGTGCAAAAGTTTAATTTGTTTCTTTGCATTTTCTAAAGTTGTTGCGTAAGAATGAATAGCTTTTGTCTTAGTATTATATACTCTATATAAATTTTTGTTAGGTAATTTGCGTATAGAATAAGGCATTATATATAAGTTGTATATTTAATTGTCACATCAAATTTATAAATTATTTTTAGGTCTTTAGAAACGTGTAATGGAATTCAGGACTTTCTTATTCACCATTCCTATAATTAATAATATAGTAGAATATACATTTTTGCATTTCAAGAAGGTCTATATAATTCTAGATTTTGTGAATGACAAGGCTAAAAATATTTTCTAAACAGGTCTTTAAAAGTGTGTAATGGAATTCAGGACTTCTCTGTTCACCATTCCTATAATTAATAATTCAAACTTCACCAGGAATAAGTAATCGTAACCTATTAATTAAATCAGGAGGGATTTTTGACCTCGTTTCTGCAGTTTCAAAGTTGCAATATTTTTTATAAAATTTTCTGTATCTACCATCAAAGGTATGATATCTCAAAACATAACTATCTGCAGGCATTTCAGGTAACTTTTCATTAGCCCATAGAGGGAGGTTAGACCAAATATGCGTTGGCTTAGGAAAACCCCAATTATTGTAGTTAGCATAATACACTAAATTCATATTTGCATTTTTATCAATAATAAATTGTTGCAATGGTGGAAACCATCTCATAAGTCCTCTTGGATTTTCAATAAACCAATAATCAGGTTGAAAATAATTAAGTATTTCAATAACTTTTAAGACCATATTGTTACCGATTGTTACTTGGTTTTGATATTGATTGTTCAAACCATTTATATTTTCTTTGGTTCTATATTTGCCACCAGATGCTAGAGACCAAGTTGTGCAATCAGGAGAGGCCCATATAACATCAAAATATTTAGGAGGATATATGTGATAATCCCAAGTTAAAATATCTTCTGTATGAGTTGCTTCAAATTTTGCATTATAATCTAGACTTATAACTTCATAACCAGCATTTGCAAATACATCACCGACTGATTTGGTCCCACAAAATAATTCTAAAATTCGTTTTTTAATCATTACCTATATTATTTAATTAGATAAAATATTATCCAATTAAATTTTTTTGCATTTCAAGAAGGTCTATATAATTGTAGATTTTGTGAATGACAAGGCTAAAAATATTTTGTAAACAGGTCTTTAAAAGTGTGTAATGGAATTCAGGACTTTCTTGTTCACCATTCCTATAATTAATAACTACATCATATCTTCTACTACATAAATTTCGTCTAGATTTTTTCTAAATCGTTCATCTTTATCTCCATCCAAATCGATTAATAAAAAATCTTGTTTAGTCGATGTTGCATCATTATAAATTTTTTTCAATTGTTTTTTTTCAATACCTAAACTGCATTCTCTGCAAATCATAGTCAAATTTTTCATAGATGATACTTGTTTTATAATCAAATAATTGATATTATCTCTAATAAGCTTTGGAACAGCGTAGAAACTCTGACTAATGTATATTATACTGCAATTCTTCTTACGACAACGGATAAAATAATCGCAAATGGGTCGCTGTTGTTTTGTAGGTTCATTTACCAAATCATCTAATATAATTAAGTTATTTTGTTCTTTATCTAAACTATCTAAATCAGGTAATTCATGAATTCCTTCTTTAATACTTAATCCGTCTTTTCCTAACTTATCTTCCAAGTAGTTGTACAAAGGCTCATCTTTACATTTTGTCACTACAAAGATTTTTTCAAAAGTATCAGGCATATTGTATAGCAAATTCAATAGCGTCTGTGTTTTGCCACTTCCACTGTTTCCGCAGATTATCATCCTCATTGGTAGTTTTATATGATGAACCTCGTAATGTGGATTATGTGTCTTTAGCAAAAATTTTTTAGGTAACTTCTTATACCAGTCTATCAATTCAGGCTTCTTAGGTGGCATATTAATATTAGATTAGAATAAAATATGAAGAATTATTATCTAAATTAATTATATACTATGAGCGTTAATCCCCCTCCGAACCCTAATGTTAATACATTCAATAACGAATATTGGATTTCAGGTGATAATGCCTTAACTCAAAGTGAGGCAGATAATAGATACTTAAAATGGCCTGTCGCGCAAGGAACAGAAAATTTGCAAGCAGTCAATGTCAATGGTGCTGCCGATTTTAATAGCACTATCAATGTTGATGGTTCTGCTAATTTTATTAGCGTTGTAAATGTTGATGGAAAAACAACTCTCAATGGATTAGTTGAGGTTAATGGTGTTGCAGGTTTTAATCAACAATCATATTTCAACCAACCTATTAATGTGAATAATCCTGACAATACCAAAAGACAAATCAATAATACTTTTTACAACTTATTGGATAAAACAAATAATACTTATGCCGGTCGTATCTATGAAGATGCTAATAATATCTACTACGAAAACGCCAATATACTTGGAACACATACGTTCACAACCCTTGATGCATCAGGAAACCCAAAACAACCACTACAAATAACACCAAATGGGGAAGTCGTTATAAATACACTTACTCTCACAAACGGTGTAACAACCAATACCCTAAATCAAACTACTTGGAGTGGTAATAGTGCAACATGCTCAAATTTATTAGCAGGGGCTACTGGTTCTATACCGTATCAAATATCTTCGGGACAAACTGATTTTTTAGACCCTTCTGGTGTTGGATTAGTTTTGACAAGTCAGGGACCAGGTTTACCTCCAGTTTGGGCTGCTGGTGGCGGTGGTGGTTCTGCTACTATTGATGTTACAGAGACAGATACAGCAACAATTTATTACCCTACTTTCATTGACAGCACAGGTGTATCAAAAATTTTAAGAGCCGATACAATAACGACCCCAATGACCTACCAACCAATAATTGGGACGCTTAGTGTTCCAACACTAAATGGAACGGCTACTGCTGTAAATGTAACAACAGCATCTTCAAATACTAACTATAATGTTCCTTTCGTTACGGCTGGTTCAACTGGTTCAAAAAATTTATTCATTGATGCTGCTGGTGGGGTTCTCCAATATAACCCAAGCACTGCCGTATTGACGACTACGACATTCAGTGGTGCTTTATTAGGAAATGCAACGACATCAACAACGGCTACGAATGCTACTAATTTGGCTATTAGTGATGTTTCTGCCTCAGCATCTACTTATTACCCAGTATTGTCAAGTGCTACAACTGGAAACAATGGTGGTAATGCCGATACTGGATTATCATTTGTACCATCTACAAATACGCTGACAACTACTAATTTCAGCGGTTTAGCATCTAACGCTACTCAAGTGGCGGTTAATAATACAAGTGCTAATGCTACTCATTATTTATCTTTTGTTGATAGTGTCACTACAGGACAAAAAGCATTACAAACTACAAACGGAATAACATTAAACCCTAATAGCAATGAGATACAAACACTTGGACCAATCACACAAAATGGTACATC